ATTATAGGAAAAAGATATCCTCAAGACGAAACAATGAGAAACATTATACGAAAAGTTGTTTGTTAAATAAATTATAACTCAGCGGAGCTTTTACCCCGCTTTTTAAAAGAATAAAAAATGCCTCAACCAAATATTGAATACTATAAAGAATTTTCTCAAGGATGTAAAATATACATTGAGAGTGGTACATACAGTTGTGGCAGTTTAGAAATCGCTAGAAGTTGTGATTTGTTTGACGAGATTCACAGCATAGAAGTTGTACCTGAATTTTATGAAGCAGCAGTTGAAAAATATAAAAATGATTCAAGAGTAAAACTTTGGCTTGGTTATTCACCAGATGTATTGCGTGAAAGTATTTTACCAAATTTAAATAAACGAGTAACCTTTTGGCTCGATGGTCATGTTTGTGGCGATGATGCCACATCTGGTTATTCAAAATATGGTCAATGTCCTTTGCTGCATGAAATTGAAGCAATTAAAGAATCTTCAATTAAAGACCACATTATTTTTATGGATGACCAAAGATGCTTTGGCACACCTAATTTCGATAATATTACTAGAGAGCAATATTTCAATAAAGTATTAGAAATTAATTCAGGTTATAAATTTAAACATTTAGATGGTGGTTTTAGTGATGGGCAACAACATTTACCTGACGATATAATTGTAGCATATTTGTAATTTTTTATTTTGGCATATTCAGAAAAAGTTTTAGACCATTATGAAAACCCACGAAATGTGGGTAAAATGGATACAGGTGATATCAATGTTGGTACTGGTATGGTTGGTGCACCGGCTTGCGGCGATGTAATGAAATTACAAATTAGGGTTGATGACGATGGCATTATTAGAGATGCTTGTTTCAAGACATATGGATGCGGTTCAGCAATCGCCAGTTCGTCTTTGGTTACAGAGTGGGTTAAGGGTATGCATATTGATGATGCTGCTAAACTCAAAAACAATCAAATTGCGGAAGAATTAGCCTTGCCACCTGTCAAAATACATTGCTCAATTTTGGCAGAAGATGCTATTAAAGCTGCAATAAACGATTACAAAGGAAAAAATGTTAACAATAACTGCAAGTGCAATTAATAAAGTTCGTGATTTATTGATAGAAGAAAAACTACCATCTAATAGTGCCTTACGAATGTTTGTGCAAGGCGGTGGTTGCTCAGGCTATCAATATGGATTTGCTTTTGACGAAGAAATTGCCGAAGATGATTTTGTTACGGAAAACGAAGGTATAAAGGTAGTAGTTGATATGATATCCTCACAATATCTACAAGGTGCAACATTGGACTATAAAGAAGAAAAATTTAATTCACAATTTGTCATTAGCAATCCAAATGCTAAATCAACTTGTGGGTGTGGTTCTTCTTTTAATGCATAGTCAATGATAGATATAATATTATATACACTTATAACTACACATATCACTATTGTTTGTGTAACTCTATATCTACATAGAGGACAAGCTCACAAAGGCATAAAGTTTCATCCTATTTTAAGCCACTTCATGCGTTTTTGGTTATGGTTAACAACAGGCATGGTCACTAAACAATGGGTCGCAATACACCGTAAACACCATCAGCGAAGTGACCTGACTGGTGATCCGCATAGTCCGCATGTGTATAGTATTTGGACAGTTTTATTTAAGGGAGCATTCTTATACAATGATGCGAGCAAAGATAAAGTCATGGTTGATACATATGGTGTTGGCACTCCTTCTGATTGGTTGGAGCTTCACCTATACAGTCCTCACAGTAGATTTGGCATTAGCCTTCTCCTTGTGTTCAACTTAATTGTATTTGGTTGGATTGGACTATTCATATGGGGAATTCAAATGATTTGGATTCCATTTTGGGCTGCAGGTGTAATCAATGGTGTAGGCCATTATTTTGGTTATCGTAGTTGGAATACAAAAGATAAATCAAAGAACATATTCCCCTTTGGTATTATAGTAGGTGGTGAAGAACTACATAACAATCATCACAATTCTCCTGCAAGTATAAAACTTAGCAATAAATGGTATGAGTTTGATATTGGCTGGATGTGGTTTAATATATTTAAATTTTTAAGGTTAGCAAAATGAAAAAACTATTACTTGTATTACTTGCCATGCCTATGTTGGCGATGGCACAGAAAACTCCGCAAGGTGTAACCTATGATGCTCAGATTGTCCGTGTAAGCGATGGCGATACTGTGGTCATAGCGGCTCCTTTTCTACCTGCACCACTTAAACCCGAACTTGCCGTTAGAATATTCGGCGTGGATACTCCCGAAAAAGGACATAGAGCCCAATGCCCTTCAGAAGATGCACGAGGCAAAGCCGCTAGTGAATTTACAAAAGCCGCCATTACCAAATCTACCAAGCGTCAAGTTGTGTTGTATGGCTGGGATAAATTTGGTGGCCGTGTCTTGGGTGATATCATTTTAGATGGCCAATCACTACGCACAGGTCTCATTCAAAATGGATTTGCTCGTGAGTATTATGGTGACGCCAAACAGTCATGGTGTAACTAATGGCCACACTACATCATACTTGTGAAGAATGTGATTCTACATTTACTGTTAAATACGATGATGAAATTGTTGCTGATTCTCCCCATTTTTGCCCTTTTTGTGGCGAAATGTTAATTGAAACCGATGAGATACAAAGGGACGATGACTAAGTACCAGTATGACATGGTACTTACATAATACAGCTCAAGAGTTCACAGAAGATATGATAGGCGGTGCTTTCGGCATGGTCTATATTATCACTCACACACCAACAGGTAAAAAATATGTTGGTAAAAAGTTCTTCACCAAAACAAAGACACGCCAAGTAAAAGGCAAAAAGAAAAGGTCACGAGTAGCAAGTGACTGGTTAACCTATTGGGGAAGTAACAAGGAACTACAAGAAGAAGTAAAGAAGAATGGCGAAGAACAATACACCAGAGAGATACTACACCTATGTAAATCCCGCTCTGAGTGCAGCTATTATGAAACCTTTGAGATATTTAGCCGACATGCACTACTGTCTGAAGCATACTATAATCAATGGGTCAGTTGTAAGATTCGTAAAGACCATCTAATTAAGCTATAGCTTTACTATCAAAACCGGACACCGATACTTATGATCCACGGTGACCAAAAATAAAGATTATAATTTCTCCTTGTAAAATCGTCACCATCTTTGCCTAATTTATGTTGCGATGCGTCATAAAAAAGCATAAATAAGTTTGTAGTAAATTAATATTAACAAAGGAAAATTATGGCAATTGTAAAATCTATTTGGAACTATGCTATATTTGTAGCAGAAACTCTATACGAATACAAAAAAAGTAAATATTCCCGTTCACTCTAGGAGCAATTATGTTTTCTCATGTAAATACCTTTATTGACACCATCCAAGGTGCTAAAACCTCAACCATCAACAACCTTATTACTGATAAAAAAATGCGTGAGCCATTTCAATCTTTCATTGACGCACAAACCGCATTTGCCAAAGAAATGGCCAAAATTAGCCAATCCGTCTATGAGCATTCGGTACAACATATTGAGCGTTATACAATCACCAAATAAGTGAAATTTCTAAACGAATACATAAGGTTATGCGTAAGATTAATACACGAATACTTCCTTCAAAGCGTTTTTTACAATTCGCAATGGAAACTCAATCTTGGCATCCCGTAGAGAGAAATGGTTGGATAATCAAATTTTCTGTATATAAAGGTCAATTTGTATTATTAACCATTATCTCGCAACATACTGGCCAATTGATTATGCGTCACTTCACCAACGAAGATGATGCTTGTCTTTTTATCAATTCCATCGTAGAATTAAGCGCTGACGAACATTATCTATTATAAATACATAGATAAATTATTCATCATAGGAATATAGTATGCCTTTAACAAAAGTGTCATCTGGCGTCATAGCCGCAAACGCAGTTGTGGATTCGTTTGGTACGCAATCCATCACTGGCGACAAACTAGGCCTCACGGCCATCAATGCAAACAATATTGTTGGTGCCTCAATCACAGGCGACAAACTAGGCCTTACGGCCATCAATGCAAACAATATTGTTAACGCCTCAATTACTGGTAATAAGATTGCTCTAGGTACTATTACAGGTGATGATATTGCCACAGGACAAATTACAGCCAATCTTTTTAGTTCCACCATCTATGCTTCTAATTCTGACATTTTTGGTGTGTCAGCTAATGCTAATACTTTTGGTAATAACATCATTATTGTTGCTGGTAACACCTCTACCATTTCTGTTGGTGACATTGTAAGTGGATCCAATTTAGCACCAAACACCGTTGTAACCGGATTTAACTCTCCACCAAGTGGAAGAAGTAATATCACAATTTCAAATGCAGCGGCTGGCTCAAATACAAATACTGCTGTTTCATTTTACAGTAGCACAAAAGTAGTAAGTCCAGGTATTGCTGGGCCAGGATTATGTAAAGCCTGGGTAAATTTTGATGGAACTGGTTCTGTCCGAATAC